TCAGCAGATACTGGAGGAGGTGATTTCCCTGGTGGTGATGCTGGAGGCGGAGGAGATGTAGATATTGCTCCTGATGCAGGAGGAGAAGAAGGAGGAGCTGATTTGACTGATGAACCTATAGATTTTGAAGCTGGAGAAGAACCAGAAGCATAATGAACATAGTAGATAGATTGTATACCGAATGGGCCTGGAGGTCTAAAACAGGATTACCTGATATAAAAAATCCTGATGATAAAGCTATATTAGATTCTATATTAGAAGAATTAGGAGCTGAAGATGATCAAAACACAGAACCTCAACCTGAAACTACTTCCCAAGACACAGGAGATGATTATGATGAAGCTATAAAAAAAGAGTTTGACGGAGAAATACCGGAAGTATTAGGGCTTTATGCTGTCCCTGACGGTACTACATCAACAAGTATTAAAAATAGCACAGATAAAACTAATTTTAAAAGACTTCATAGTATTAAACCTGGAGGTAATGCTACTATAGGTAAAGGAGAATTAGCATTATACTGGCTGTATAAGTTTCAAAAATCTAATATAGGCACTGTATCTGATAATAGAGGTGGTGTTGATAATCCTGATCTACAATTAGGAGATAAGTTTGTAGAGGTTAAAGCTTATAAAGGTAGTGGAAAAACTAGTAATAAGATAAAATTAGGAGGAGTATCAAAACAGCATAAAAGTATAGGTTTGTTTAAAGCTATTTTTGGAATTGGTGCTTTGACTAAGTTCTTTAACCCTGAAGAGAAACTTAAAAAAGTAGTTTTAGCTAATAACTTTTTACCTGAAGAACTTATTTCTGCATGTAATGAAGTATTTAGATTAAAAGATGTTGATTTATCAGAACTAGCATCAGAATACCCAATATTTAAAAATTTAGAGAATAATATCAACACAGTTCTTCAATTGACTGATAGTCCGGAATCTGGACAAATTATGGCAAGTAGGGCACTAGGAGAATTAGCTAAAATAAAATTTGCAAGTAAACCTGGTATAGATCAATTAATAGTAGATGTTGATTCTGATGGAAATGCAGATTGGTTTAAAGTTACTAATGCAGGACTGAAGAAAGATGATTTGTATAAACACGTTACTATAAATAACGGGGTACTTACAG